AAAATAAAAAATGGAACAATATTCAAATTCAAACCATTTAGCATTAAACAAAAGAAAATACTAACATGGTGGACAGACAACAGCCCTGTAAAAGATAAAAACGGAATTGTTGCTGATGGGAGTATTAGAGCAGGTAAAACCTTATGTATGTCATTGTCTTTTTCATTATGGGCAATGAGTAAATTTAATGGCCAGAATTTTATATTAGCTGGTAAAACTGTAGGAGCATTTAGAAGAAATGTTCTTTTTTGGTTGAAACTGATGCTAAGAGCACAGGGATACAAAATAAAAGATAGAAGAGCAGATAACCTTTGCGAAATTTCAAAAGGAGAGGTAATCAATTATTTTTATATCTTTGGTGGTAAAGATGAACGAAGCCAGGACTTAGTACAACGGAATAACTGCTGCAGGTGTGTTCCTAGATGAAGTAGCATTAATGCCACAATCATTTGTAAACCAAGCACTAGCAAGATGTTCTGTAAAAGGCTCTAAATATTGGTTTAACTGCAACCCAGAAGGACCTAACCATTGGTTTAAAGTTGAATGGATTGATAAAGCAAAAGAAAAGAATATTCTACATTTACACTTTACAATGGATGATAACCCAAGCCTTGATGAAGAAACAAAAGATAGATATCGTAAAATGTTCGTTGGTGTGTTCTTCCAAAGATTTATTTTAGGATTATGGGTACTTGCTGAAGGTATAATTTATCCTAATTTTGATATGAAAAAACACACAATAAAAATAAAAGATATTCCCACAAAATTTGATAACTTTTATGTAACATCTGACTATGGAATTACAAATCCACAGGTGTTTTTATTATGTGGAATCAAGTTCATAAATAACGAAGCACACGTATGGATATTAGACGAATATTACAACAAAGGAACAAAGAAGAACAAAAAAGGCCAAGAAGAAAAAATAACAAAAACAGATGAGTTATTTCTTAAGGATTATAGAAAGTTTATTGAAGGTATTGAGATTAAGAGAACAATAATAGATCCATCGGCAACATCTTTAATAAATTTATTCAAACAAAACAATATACAAGTAAAAGAAGCGGATAACGCAGTAATAGATGGAATAAACCTAGTTTTGAACTGGTTAGACAACGAAAGAATACATATAGTTGCTGAAAAATGTCCTAATTTACTAAGAGAATTTGCAAGTTATATATGGGATGAAAAAGCACAAGAGAGAGGCGAAGATAAACCAGTAAAAGAAAATGACCACGCACTAGATGCATTAAGATATTTATTACAAACAATATTCCCAATCAAGAGAAAGGGAGCTTATTTCAATAATAGATAGGAGAGTAGATACAATGGTAACAGAGATGGAAAAAATTGATTTTATCTTAAAAGAAGGTGCTACTAAAAACCTAAATATGAAAGAATTTATAAAAAAGCAAATATCTGAATTTGAAGAATCAGATGTAAGAAAAGAAATGATTGAAGGTCAAAAATACTATGAAAACATAACTGAAATTCTAAAAAAGAAAAGATATTATATTGATGATAATCAGAGAATTGCTGCAAGTAAATTCTTTTCAAATTTCCAATTAGCACATTCAATTCCAAGAAAATTGGTAAATCAAAAAGCAGGATTATTATTAAAGAAAAACATAACTGTAAAAGAAGTTATAGATGATGGACAAAAAGAAGATCCAGAATATAAAAAACAACTGAAGAAAACATTTAATGATAGAATGCATAAAAGATTAAAATATACTGTAATTGAAGCGGTCAACAAAGGTATTTCATGGTGGCAAGTATACATAGATGAGGATGGAAAACTTAAAACAAGAAGAGTAAATGCAGAAAAAATAGTAGTATTATGGCAAGATGATGAACATGAAGTTGTTGATGCAATAATTATGGTTTATAAAATGGTACTATATGAAGGAACAGAAAAGAAGACAGTAAAAAAAGCAGAATACTGGGATTTAGAAGGTGTTAGATATTTAATTTATGATAATGGCGATTTAATAAATGATGTTGAAAGACTTGAAACAGTTAAGGATACAGTGTTAAAAGAAAATGACGGAAACGGAATGGTTTTATGTAGTCATTTTATTTATGATGGCCAACCATCAAATTGGGAGAAAATACCTTTTATTTACTGGAAATACAATGGAGATGAAAAACCATTAATTTATTATTTAAAATCACTAATTGATTGTTATGATGAACTAACATCAATAATGGCAGATACAATAAAAGATGCGCCAAATGGTGTAAATGTTGTTAAAAACTATGCTGAAGATATAAAGAAATTTAATAAAAATCTCCAGGAATTAAATACAATATTCTTAGATGAGGACGGAGACTACAGAAGAGAAAAAGTAGAAATAGACATAAATGCATTTAAAGAATTCATTGAATTATTAAGAAGAGATATATACGAAACAGGTGCAGGAGTTGACACACAAAGTGAAAAATTCCAAACAGCTCAAAGTGGTGTTGCTCTTGAAGAATTATTCAATGATCTAGATTTAGACTGTTCAAATATAGAAACAGAATTCCAAAGTAGTTTAGAATATTTTATGTTCTTTGTAAACGAATATTTGCAAATGACTACAGCTAAAGATTATCACGAAAAAGAAGTTGATTTTGTATTTAATAAAACAATGATAACAAATGAAAAAGAAAAAATTGAAAACTGCAAAAACTCTGAGGACTTAAGTAGAAAATCAAGACTAGCACATCATCCATGGGTTAAAGATGTTGATGCAGAATTAGAACAAATCGAAGCTGAGGAAAAAGCAGAAAGAGAAGCAAACGACAATGAATATGATGAATTAATAAAACAGCTGAAGAAAAATCATAATAATGATGATGCTTCTAATGGCTCAAAAGTTGGTGGTGAATAATGAACAATAGTGAATATTGGAGAAAAAGAGTCGAAGAGTTAGAAAAAGCTCAGATACTAAATGAAGCAAAGTATGTAGTTTTATTAAAAGAAGAATATGAGAAAGCATTAAGCAGTATAAAAAAAGAAACAGAGAGCTGGCTTGCAAGATTTTCAATTAATAATCAAATTTCATTAAAAGAATCAAAAAAGTGGTTAAATGCAAATGAATTAAAAGAATTGCAATGGGATGTTAACGAATACATAAAGTATGGCCAAGAAAATGGAATTGATCTAATCTGGAAAAAAGAACTAGAAAATGCAAGTGCAAAAGTTCATATTTCAAGATTTGAAGCATTACAATTACAAATACAAAATGAGATTGAAAAGTTATCATTTAAAGAGCAGAAATCAACTCAAGAATTTATACTTGATACATATACAGATACATATAATAAACTAGCTTATGAAATTCAAAAAGGAAACAATGTTGCTTTTCATATAGCACCATTAGATACAGATACATTAAAGAAAGTTATATCAAAGCCATGGACTACTGATAATTTAACATTTAGTGATAGAATATGGAAAAACAAAAAATCATTAATAGACACATTACAAAAAGATTTAACACAGTCCATAATTAAAGGCGAAGGACCAGACAAAGTAATAGAAAAGATTTCAAAAGATTTTAATGTTAGCAAAAATAGAGCAAGTACATTGGTTATGTCTGAGTCAGCATTCTTTGGTAGTTCTGCAAGAAAAAAATGCTTTAAGGATTTATGGGTACAAAAATATGAAAATGTTGCAACACTTGACTCACATACATCTGAAATTTGTAGAGAAATAGACGGAACTGTGTTCGATATGTCAGATTATGAAGAAGGAACAACAGCTCCACCATTTCACGTAAGATGTAGAACAACAACAGCTCCTTATTTTGGAGATGAGTTCGAATTTGGAGAAAGAGCTGCAAGAAATACAGATGGAAAAACATATTATATTCCAAGTAATATAAAATATGAGGAATGGGAAAAAAGATTTGTTAATACGAAAGAAATCGTAGAAGATAACAAACTACCCGAAATAAACAATGTTATTGAAAAAATGCCGGAAAAAGTTACAACACAATTGCAAGATACTAAATTTGTTATGGACTCAGATAAAAGTGCATATGATAGAAAAAACAATGTAATACATTTATTAAAAGATCCAACAGAAAGAGAAATAATACATGAAATAGGACACGCAGTAGAAACAAAATACAATGTATTCAAGGACAATAAATTTATTGATATTATAAAAGATAATATCTCAGAAATGGACATACTTATGGCCAGAACAATTGATACTTACTCAGAGCCAATAGATATAATTGAAAATGAAAAATTTATATCAGAATACCAGGGAAGAATTTATAATTTTGACATGTTTGGAAATGAGAGGTATAATAGTGATACAAAAGAATTCAATTACAGGGTACTAGGGGAATATTTTAGCGAAGGATTTGCTACATATTTCACAGATAGGCCATTGTTATTGAAAAAAGATAAAAAATTACATGATTATATAAAGGAGCTTCTAAATGGATGAGAAAATAGAAAATGAATTATTAAAAACAAGTACATTAAATGAGTTTAGAAAGATAGTTTTTAAGTATGGAATATCAACAACTGAAAAATTATCAAAAAAAGCCCTAGAACATTATAACAAATTAGGAAGTAAACAATCAGCAGAACAACACAATGATCCAAGAAGAAAATAAAAAAATGTAGTGGTGGAATAGACATATCTAGTTTTATATTAGATATGGTAAAACTAAATGGAGATGGTACTGACATTTGTGTCGGCACCATCTCTAAATGGTAATAGTAGACACAGATAAACCCATTACGCAACCAAAGGGAGCTCAGAAAAGAGAAAAAGCAAAGGTTGTATGTTAGGTGCAAATCCTAACCTACATTTAATTAAATATGTTATTAAATTTAGACATCTAAACAGGTGTCTATTTTTTATTATAAAAATTAGTCAAGAGGTAGACTTGAACAATTGCCTCATAACATCTCAAATAACGGAAGATGGAAAACTGCCTTAAAAAGCCTAGTTAGGAGAGGGTTATAAGAAAAGGAGCATATATGAAAACAGA